CCAACTCCTATTCCATAAATTAGACAATCTCTGAGGAAGGTATGAAGAGCTAAACCAATCTTAGACTTATAACACTGGTGTCGAATAACTTTCTCAAGTAACATAGTTCCTAATGCATCTTCAGGAGAAGCTCCTGAGTACTTAAGAATTGGGTCCTGTAAGAAGGCCATTACTAAATAAGTGAGTAGAGTCTCCATAACAACGAAGGAGTAGGGAAATACAATAGATACAGGTTTACGACTATCATTATACTTAATAAGCTTCTCATCATCGTCAGTCTCAATATATGCAGTCATTACTCGTTCTACCTGATTCCACGAGTCTACTCTATTAGAGATTAAGTCGTGTCCCTCTCTAGCCCTATAGAGAACTTCCTCCTTAATCTTTTGATGAAGAGGAGAACCTGGAATAAGATTCATCCCTCGAGGATATTTATATCCTAAGTCTCTACTCAAATACTCAGAGGAACCAAAATTCAGTTGTCCTTGTTGAGTTACTGGCATTATAGTAATCTCCATTCGTCAATAGGTTTCTCGTACTCCAACTCACTAAATTCAGCTTCAGTATCTTCATTATCAGTATCTGGAGGGTCAAAGTACATAGCTTTCTCGTCCATTACCTTGTTTATATAAGCCACTGCATCCATTATATCGAAGAGTTTAGAACGAGGAAAGGAACGGAGTTGAGCTTCCAGAGGAGCACAATTAGATTTATTGTGGTACATATAACCTAGTTTGTACAAGGGAGCTAAAGTAGCTATTCTCTCTTCCTTCTTTCCTACTGCATTCATCTCTATATAAATAGGATGTAGGTTCCTAACTCTCATTTCGCTCTCAATAGGTTGAGAGATGAATTGATGAAGAGAAGTTACTTCAACTGCGAGAATGAAACTCTTCTGTCTCATTACTTGTCCAAACATCATATCGTAGAGAGCATCAGGCCTGACCCTACGACTCTCTATTTCCCTTATAAAGATTTTATGAGATTCACGGTCTACAGCGATTGTTACTACAGCACTCTCAGCTGAATGAAGTTGAACTGTTTTAGCTGGGTCAACTATAGTTACATGAATAAGACGATTATTAAAGATCTCTTCTTTTACTAGAGACCCTGACTCATTAGTTTTATATACTACTAATCGATCTTTTTCATCCTCGAAGTATTTAAAGTACTCATCCTTAAAGACTGCATCTTCTATAGAGATTGGAAGATTCATCCGCTCCATATAGAAGAGGTCCATTAATCCTTTTTCACGATGTTGTTCAACTTCTAGTTTAATCTCCTCAGTCGTCATATAGTTAGCATCATAAGTATTATAGTTCTGATCACATATACTTAATCGAACTGAATCCCATTCAGGAGAGTCAATAAGAAGCTGAAGTAAGGCATCCTCATGTTTAATAGTATCGATATAAATAACTACAGGAGGTTTCCCATACATATCTTCAGTCTTCATAACATCAGAGAAGAACCATTCCTTCTGCTTCTTGCGCAGCTCCTCGTTACGCAGATCTTCTTTGTTCTCCAAATCATCTATGATGATTAAGTCAGGACGATAGTTGAACCAGTTAAGACCACGAATCTGCTGACCCATACCTCTAGGGAGAACAAGAGTACTTCCAAATGCTACCCAAGCGAGTTTAGAAAATGTGTCATCTACCTCTCCCACATCACTCACTTTAATAGAGCCAAATAATCTACGTACATTCTGATTAGAGAGGAGAGTACGTTTCATATTCTCAGTCTGCATCTCAGCGAGAGTTGCAGAGTTAGAGAGATAGACTATAAAGTGGAAATCTCTATAGAGTATTCCTTTCTTTGCGATTGTTCGAGCAATAGAGGTCTTACCTAATCCACGAGGAGCAGCTATAGCTTTCTTAGGATTAGGACTCTCTATTCTCTCAAATATCTGGTCATGAAGAATAGAGAAAGGAGCACTAAATATTTCTGGAAATAGTGCCTTACACATATACTTCGTATCCACATAACAGTTGTGAAGTATTTGTGTTTCTTGTTCTGTGAGATTTAAGTCGTCCATTAAGTCCTCTTTGGTAATTAAATTACCATAGGTTAATCAATATCTACGTATCGAAAAGACTCTACTAAGTTCTTGTCTCCCCAGAAAGCTGGACCTCCAAATGTTTTTACAGCGAGATAGTAAGCATTAGCTCTACGTCCTCTTAACCATCTAATTATCCAATTATGAGAACAAGTCTCAATTATTCTTAGAAGGTTATTTAGGAATGTTCGATCAGCGATCTTCTTATCCTCATCTGTTTTTCCTATGTTATACATATAGTCATGAATGTTACAAGCTTCTGTAATTCTAAGACCATAGATTGTGTCAGGAATAGCCCAGCCAAATCCCTTAGCTCCACAACCATTACATAGTTTATCTTTTATCACTGGAGATAAAGCCCAGTATCCTTCAGGAGCATAGAGTCTTACTCTCATTAGGACACCTCAATCTGACGCGGGGATTTAATTAGGTATCCTACAGCTCCAGCTATAGCTCCACCTGCTGCAGCAGCTCCTGCCGCATGACCATCCCAGTTTCCTGTCATTACCTGTTGTCCAGCAGCAGTAGACGCTCCCACAAATGCTGCCCCTAATATACCTGCAAAAAAAGTTTTAATTGATGTCCACATTTCTATCTCCTTTCTTCATCATAGATTCTATAATTTTTTTCTGTAAATCTATCCCTTCTTCATCTGCCTTTCTCATTATATATGCTGTTAGAAGCATAAAGTTAGATTTAATCATAGCAATGTCAGATGTATAAACTAGAATAACTCTATCATGTAATGCACAGACTCTTTTTCCATAAAGACTTTTTACTGCTGATGATACTGCCCACACACTCGTTCCTATTCCTACTCCCCAAGCCACGGATTCTATCATTCTACCACCTCCTTCTAGGTCCTATATCAGTGTGAATAAAATTATCATCTTTGTAAAAGTGGAATCCTCCACTCCATTCATGAAGCAAAAGAGCAACTGAAGACATAGAATAGTCTTTTATAGTCCAATCAACTGCATTTCCCATCATATGCTGAGATTCCTTAGCTCCATTAATCTCCAAGTTATGTTTCTTACAGCGATAGCCGCTTGTAATAGTAATTGGCAATCCTACAATATCTCTTATAACCTGGAGACGTTGAACTATTGCAGGGTTTATAGCCATAAGTCCACAGCCACACTTACATTTAAATTCTTCACGACTAAAGTTTTTAGTTATCTTCTCCATTTAAGTATCCTATGGTAAAATAAAATCATAACAGTATTTCTTCACTTCATTATATTCCCAAGGAATATCCATAACTAGACCATCAGGGACTATCCACCACTTATTATCAATATAGACTTTGCAAATAGCATGATCCCAGGAGTATCTGTCCCTTGCTTCGCAGTGGACTACCTCAGCTTGATAACCTAATCCTTTTAGATATTCTACCTGTTTTTCTGCTATAACTCTACAATTTCCTTGACCTTTAAACTTATAGCCTACACCAGTCAGAAGTTTATCAGTCTGAGTAACACAGCCTATAAGAAATAATACTAAGATAATAATTAGATTCTTCATATTAGCTTCCTAAATAATAGATACGATATTTCATCGCATCGTTGTATCCAAACGTAGCTCCGATAGTCTTCCATCCCCTATCAGTTCCATTTCTGGCGGTGACAATGTGAAGGCCGGTGGCGGCGCAGTCGGTTACTTGCTTGGCAGATATATTATCAATAGTCGCATTACAAGGGTTTAAACAGTATGCGTATAGAGTTATATCTGGTGATGTATAGTAAAATGAAAAACTTCCTGTCGAACTAAAATTTTTAGGGCCAACTCCTTCCCCAGTAGTCCCTATCAGTAAATTTCCAGATATAGAGTTAATGTCTCCAGTAACCTTATATAGGGCTTTTGCCGTTAGAACATTCTGTGCCATACTACAAAGAGATGAAGCTCTTATAAGTTGACATTGACCTGCTGGATTCTCTGTGATTTTAGAAGTAGCGTCTCCGACTTCCGCCACATTCCAACTATTTGGATTATCCCCTGTCCATAAAGCAAAATCTCCATTTACTACTTTTTCAACATCCAGCGCCTCTCCCCCTCCAACAGCTCCTCCAAATCCCCAAGCCACATCTCCGCTTGCATCTTCCAACTCAATCAGATATGGCGTACTTCCTGCATCCGTTCCGGCATAAGGCGAAAGGTCAAGCCCGCTTGCCTCACAAAATGCAGTCGTAGCATCGAAGCTATTTCGGGCATTGGCGGCGGTGAACGTCCCGTTTGCAATCAGGACGGCAGGGGTCTTGTAGATGAGATAAGTATAGCCAGAGGCATCGTTATAATTGAACGCCGAATCCTTAGCTGAGAAATTATAGGTTGAACCACCTTTGGAATTGACGATGGTTACGCCTGTTGCGGATGGAGTGAGGACTTGCTTGAGTGAAAAATCTGTAAGAGCAAAATCTACCGCCACCCCAGAATTAGCTCGCAGTCCAAAGTTGGCATAGTTTAATGGAATAGTTATATATGATGTAGCATTACGAGTAATCTCTCCATAGCCTCCTATTACAAAGTCTTCACCACCATTCCCAAACCCGAATGAGGTTAAAACTCCAGAATTTATTGTTATTGAGTTCACACACTTAAATAATTTCGATGTTGGGGCTGTTGATAATACCTTATAACAGACACCTGATAGAGTAGAGTTTACTGCCTGGGTAATAAGAACGCCCGCTCCCGGTGTCCACGTTTCATATGGTCGAGCAGTAGAATTTACCCAAGTATCAACTTCTTCACTTCCCAACGTCTCCCCACTCCCTGCCGCCTTTATCCACCCTTGGATTGAATGACCAAGGCTGTCCTTTATGACAAGGAGGTTTCCGAGTTTGGAAGTCAGGACATTAGCTGCACCGAAATCAACAAACGCAGTCCCATTAACCGCACTTATCCGCATATTGGCTTGAGTGCAAGTTCCTGAAGCGACAAGTTCGTTTATCGCCCAAGTATTAGGGCATAGAAAAAGCAATACTAACAATAAGAAAAGGAATCGTTTCATAGTTATACCTTTAATGGAATGATAGGTTTTTCAGCTTCTGCCTCAGCAACTTCAGCCGCTTTGACTTCTTCCATCTTAGCAACAACCACAGGGTCATCAGCAATCTTATTAAGCAACCTATTTCTTTCCAGTATCGCATCTTGAGCTTGTTTCTCGGCTAAGTGATCTGCTAGCATTTCACAATAGGCCTGAAGATAATCCAGAGAACCATATTCCTTAACAATAGCCGTTTCTTGTTCTGTTGTAAGTTTTAATTCAAACATTTTAAATTCTCCTATAAATTAAGATTAAGCACCTCCGTCAATAAATACTCCACCTAGTCTTCTAACAATCCAAGTATTGGCAGATTCGCAGTAGATATCCAGCCACTCATTCTTGACTCCACTTGAAGTAAGTTTATCTCCTGCATCAAGAACTGTTCCATCATAAGTTTCAAAGTGGTCA